GATAACGGTTCGCAATAAGGTTACGACCCTTGCAGCGGCAGGGCTGGAACGTCCTAGCCCGCCAGCCCTTGCCAGTCCTGTAACCGCTTGTAAGGACTGCTTACAATGAGCCCAGACTCCTGAGCCTGATGTCAACGCCGCCCACCGCGAAGCGGATTGAGATGTGGCCGCTCGATCGCCTGGTCCCCTACGAGCGCAACGCCCGCACCCACAGCCCTGAGCAGGTGGCGCAGATCGTCGCCAGCATCCAGGAGTTCGGCTTCACCAACCCGCTACTGGTGGACGGCGCCGACGGGATCCTGGCCGGTCACGGGCGCCTGGCCGCGGCAAAGGACATGGGACTGGCCGAGGTGCCGGTGATTGTGCTTGACCACCTGACGCCAACGCAGCGCCGAGCCTACATCCTGGCCGACAACCAGCTGGCGCTTAATGCCGGGTGGGACATGGAGATACTGAGCCTTGAGCTGGGTGAGCTGGGTGAGCTGGGCTTCGACCTTTCGCTGCTGGGCTTCGACGACGAGCAGCTGGCGGAGCTGATGCCAGAGGTGGAGGAGCTGCCGCCAGAAGATGCGGACGCTGATGCGGTGCTAGAGCCGCCGGTCGATCCGGTAACGCAGCCGGGGGACATCTGGCTGCTGGAAAAGCACCGGCTTATGTGCGGGGACTCGACCGTCATCACGGACGTGGAGCGGCTGATGGATGGCAAGAAAGCAAGCCTGGTGTTCACGGATCCGCCTTATGGCGTCAAGTACCAATCGAACATGCGCACCAAGTCGCCAAAGTTTGACGTGCTGGCCAATGACGACCAGCTTTTGGACATCGCGCCAATCGTCGAGACCTTCTCAACCGGATGGGTTTTTATCTGGACAAGCTGGAAGGTTCAGTCAAAGTGGATTGAGTTGTTTGATGGCTTTGGCTACCCAACAAACATTGTCATCTGGCACAAGCCAGGCGGCGGAATTGGCGACCTGAAGCGCACTTTTTCAAGCGACTACGAAGTGTCATTGGTCTGGCATCGTGGCGCCGAGTTGTGCGGCAAGAGAATTGGCTCAGTTTGGACAATCAACAAAGACGGCGCGGCCACCTACGTTCACCCGACCCAGAAGCCAGTTGCGCTGCCCGAGGAGGCTCTCGACAAGACCACCAACCGCGGAGCGCTTGTGCTCGACCTCTTCGGCGGCAGCGGCAGCACGCTGATCGCGTGCAAAAAAACCAGCCGCCAAGCCCGCCTGATGGAACTCGACCCGCGCTACTGCGACGTGATCGTGAAGCGGTGGCAGCAGTTCACCGGCAAGATTGCAACGCTGGAGAGCACCGGCGAGCCGTTCCCGGCTGAGCTGTGAACCTGCAGCAGTACGGAGATCACCGCAAGGCGCTGGGACTGAAGGGCGGGTCGCATGTTGCCGTGCTCAAGGCGATCGAGCGGGGCCGATTGATGCCGCCGGCAGTGGAGCGCATAGGGCGCGGCTGGGAGATCAACCCCGAGCTGGCAGACCAGCAGTGGGCCGACACCACCCACCCCGCAGAACGCGGCAGCGGCCACCACCGGGGACAGCGGCAGAGCCGGAGGCAGAGGCGCAGCAGCAGCCGGCAAGCAAGCCCACCAAGCGGCAGCAGGAAGTCGTCATGCCTAAGGGCATCCCGCCGCGGGCGACTAGTGAGGCGGTGATAGCAGCGGTGAAAGCTCAGAGGGAAACGATGGCACTGCAGCAGGAGCAGAAGAGACTCGCCTACATCGAAGACATGGAGATGGCCTATAATGCCGTGCTGCTCCAGTTGACGACCAAGGCAGGATCGCTGCACAAGCAGATCAAAGCGGCCATTCCACACCTGACGCATAGGGAGCTGGAGAGTATCGAGCGCATGATCTCCGACGTCTTCGAATCGGTGGCATCCGATTCCTTTGAGGAGCTGCCGGAATGATCGACCGCAGCGTGCGCAGGATGGCCCAGCGGCTGGCGGCAAAGGTTAAGCCACGGCCGCCAATGACGATGCTGGAATACTCCGACCAGCACTATTACATCACCAGCGCCACAGACGGCCGGCAGCGGTGGTACACCAGGCCATATCAGCGGGATTGGTTCCTGGCCCCCACGGACCCCGAGGTGGAGTGCATGGTGTGCCAGAAGCCTTCACGGGTCGGGTGGTCGGAATATGTGAAGGCCGTGGTGGCGTTCTTCACCGACTGGCGCCCATCAAAGATCATGCTGGTGCAACCGACAGACTCTGAGGTTGATACCTACAGCCACGAAGACATCGATTCAATGTTTGACGATAACCACGGCATCCCACGATTGAAGGGAATGCTTAGCAACAGGAAGGTGAAGGGAGCGCCAAAGAATGCCTACAACTTCAAGCAGCTGGTGAACGGCGCCCTAATCCACTTGGTGAGCGCTGCCACGCCGCGGTCCGGCCGGCGGGTGGAGCGAAGCCCGATCCTGTTTGAAGAGCCCGCCACCTACGACAGCCCCGAGGGCGACACGATCGGCAACCTGTTCCAGCGAGCCGGAAACATCTGGGATCCGTTTTTCACGATCGGCGGCACACCGATCTACCCAAACGACTACATGGATCAGGCCTTTAAAAAAGGCGATCAACAGTACCGCTATTACCCCTGTCCGCACTGCCGGCACTATCAGCAGCTGAGGTGGGAGCGCTTCATTAAGGAAGGACCAGACGAAGGCCGGATCAGCTGCGAGAACTGCGAAACGCCGATTGACTACAGCCACCTTCGGGAGATGGATGAGGATGCCGGCTGGGCCTGCCCGCTGGGCCTAGACCGCAGTAAGCAGGTGCTGCGCAACGGCGTGCCGATCTGGCGGTCTCAGCAGGTGGGCCCCGGCATGAGCTACCACCGGGCCGCAATGTGGCCGGAGCTGGTAAGCCGTCACCGCACGGCGCTGGAGCAGATGAAGATGGGCAATACCGACCCGATGCAGACGTTTCACAACACCGACTTAGGGGTGCCTTGGGAAGACTCAATCACCAGTAAGCTTACAGGCGATGGGCTAGCGGAGCGCCGGAAACATGAAGGGTTCGGCAACGGCTACCCATGGAATGGCGAAACTTGGGACATCCCTACGGGTGTGCTGCTGCTGACTGACGGAGTAGACGTGCAGGGCGGCGGCGGTACTGTGGGGGAGCGCCTGGTTTACACGCTTTGGGGATGGGGCCGCGGCGAGGAGGGATGGCATATTGCCCACTTTGATATTGAAGGTGACCCCCAGCAGCCTGAGGTGTGGGAACAGCTGGATCAAATGAGCCAGAAGGCGTGGGCGCGTCAAGACGGCGGAACAATGAAGGTGAACCTGGGCGGCATTGACCACGGCGGCTTGTCCAGCAAGGCGGTAGCCGACTTCTGCCGCACCCGCACCAATCGCTGGGTAGCCATGAAGGGATCAGGCCTCAAGGATCTGCCGATCATTCAGAGGGGCAAGCCGATGGAGGTAAACCGCAGGAACCAGACAATCGCCAAGGGGGCGAAGGTCTACACAGTGGGGTACACCAACAGCGTGATTCACTTGAGGAATCAGCTCAGGATTGAGCAGCCGGGCCCTGGGTATTTGCATTTCGGCACCCAGTCAAGCGACGGTTTCTTGAGCGAGTTGTTTCCGTGGAAATCGGTGCCAAAAAACAAGGATCGCCGAGAATACAGCTGGGTGCTGCCTGCCGGCTCCCGCGACGAGGGCGGCGACTGCACCCGCATGGCCTATGCGGCGCTGCTGCTGGTGAAGCGCCGCTACGCCGAAGGCAGGATGTGGGACCAGCTTGAGGCGCAGCTGGCTGCGGCCAAGCCAGGCGCCGCCGCCCCCGCTACCCGCTTCTCTACTGGGGGGCGATTCTCAGGCTGACTAGCCTGAGCCCATGGCAGGCATAACCCTTGCGACGGCACAAGCGCAGCTCGACGCCTATGTGGCGGCCGAGATTGCGATCCTGAAGCGGCAGGAATACGTGATCGAAGGAAGGCGGCTTCGGTTTGCCGACTTGGCCGAGGTGCGCGCCGGGATCACAGCATGGGACCAAAAGGTGAAGTCCCTGAGCTCCAGCGCCTCCGGCCGCGGTCGATCGATCACGATGCGCCCCCGGTTCTGAGATGCCCAAGCGCAAACCACCTGCAAAGCGCCCGCCGCTGCCTGCCGATCTCAACCGCCTGTCAATAGGGCCCATGGCCTTTGGCGGGATGACCGGGACCAGCCGGATGGCCCAGTCGCCACGGTTCAGTCAGTGGCGCCCCCAGTCGCTGGACGCCGACGGCGTGGCCCAGTACGAGCTGGCAGACGTGCGGGCCTTTTCCAGGGATCTGGAGCGCACCGCCCCGGTGGCCACTGGCGCCATTCAGACAAGGGTGAGCCACATTGTCGGGACGGGGCTCAGCCTGCAAAGTCGGATCGATGCCGAAGAGTTGGGCTTGAGCGATAAAGAGGCCAGCGTTTGGCAGAGCTTCACCGAACGCCGTTTTGCGATGTGGGCCGAGTCAGATTACGCCGATCGCCATGGCGAGCTCAGCTTCTACGAGCTGCAGGACCTGGCGTTGCGCTCGCATGACGTGAGCGGCGATTCGTTCGTGCTGCTTACCAGCAAGGTGCGCAATAACTGGCCGTTCAGGTTGGCGACGCAGGTTATCGAGGCCGACCGGGTTTCAAACCCGGACAACCAGATGAACACAGCCACGATGGCTGAAGGCGTCGAGCGTGACGAAGACGGACAGCCATCAAAGATCCATGTCGCCAGGTATCACCCTGGCCGGATTATTCCTGGCAGGCCGAACAGCTGGACGGCGATCGACATTCGTGGGGAGTCAGGGCGACGCAACGTGCTTCACCTGAAGAAGATGAAGCGCCCGGGCCAAACTCGCGGACTGCCGATCCTTGACCCGATCATCGCCACAATCAAGCAGATCACCCGCTACAGCGATGCAGAGGTGGATGCTGCGGTGAACAGCGCGGCGATGGCATTGTTCCTGACGATGGACCGTGAGGCCTTCGACGATGTTCTCACCGAAGCCGAGCAAGCCAAGCTGCTCCAAACGGCCAGTGAGTGGGATGGCGTCGTTGACAGCGGCAAGGCCATCAACCTGATGCCAGGCGAGCGCATCGAAAGCCCAACGCCTGGCCGGCCTAATCCCAACTTCGACCCGTTCTTCGGGGCGATGCTGAACATTTGCAGTATGGGCCTGGGGATGCCCAAAGAGGTGCTGGCCAAGGCGTTCAACGCCAGCTACTCTGCCAGCCGTGCGGCGCTGATGGACGCCTGGCGTACCTGGCAGATTGAGCGGGCATGGCTGGCAAGGCGGCTGTGTCAGCCGGTCTATGAAGAGTGGCTGGCCGATGCGGTGACCCTGGGGATCATCAATGCCCCCGGCTTCTTTGCTGACCCGTTTGTTCGGAACGCCTGGTGCCGCACCAGCTGGTGTGGCGATGGTCCTGGTGCTCTCGACCCAATGAAGGAGGCGATGGCCGCCGGCAAGAGGATTGAGATCGGTCTGACTACCCGGGCGGAGGAGGTGGTGGCCTACGACGGTGGCGACTGGGAGACGAAGCACAGGCAAAGCGCCAGGGAGACGGCTGATCGCGTGCGGGATGGCCTCCAGCCGCCGGCCAACGCATTGCCCAATGGGCAGGCACCCGGAGGCGCCCCGGGCCAGAGCACGGCGGAGCAACTCTCGCTGATCCCGGCTGCTCCAGCTGCCGAGCCTGAGCCAACGCAGACCACTGCCTAGCCTGAAACCATGACTGTTCTCGACGTTCTCAACTCACCGTGGGCAATCATGCCCACTCGGCTGGAGGAGATCCAGGCGATTTACGCCGCCCGAACGAGGGGGGAAGAGCCGGATATTGCGGCGATCGAGGCGCGAATCGGCCGACCACTGGCAAGCGAGCCGCAGGGCTATGAGGTGCGCAATGGTGCCGCGCTGATCCCGCTTTATGGCGTGCTGGGCCAGCGGATGAACCTGATGAGCAACATGAGCGGTGGCACCAGTACCGAGCTTTTTGTGCGTGATGTGCGGACCGCTGCAGCCGATCCGGCGGTGAATTCAATTATCGTGCTTGCCGACACCCCTGGCGGCACGGTGGCCGGCACTCAAGCCGCCGCTGATGCGCTGCGGGCCGTGCGAGGCGTGAAGCCCAGTGCCACATTTGTGCAGGGCCTTATGGCCTCGGCTGGTGTCTGGATCGGCAGCGCCACCGACATGGTGGCACTTGATTCCGGTACCGCCCAGGTGGGCTCCATTGGCGTGGTCGCCACCCATGTGGACGTGAGCCAGCGCGAGCAGGCGATGGGAGTGAAGACAACCGAGATTGTGGCCGGCAAATATAAGCGGGCCGCTTCGCAGTATGGGCCTCTCACTGAGACCGGGCAGCAGGTGATCCAAGATCAGGTGGACTATCTCTACGCATTGTTTGTCGCTGACGTTGCCGTCAATCGCGGCGTGCCAGTGGAGCAAGTGTTGAGCGACATGGCCGATGGGCGAATGTTCATTGGCCAGCAGGCCATCAACGCAGGCCTCGCGGATCAGATCACTAGCCTGGAGGAGTTGATATCTCAGCTTTCCCCTAGCGCCTCTTCCGCAAGGCGCGCCCCGACCCCTGCCCGATCCTCCATGGATTCCATCCCAACCCCCAAAGATGCCGCCGCTGAATGGCAGGCTTCCAATCCTGAGGCCGCGGCGGTGCTGCGCGCCGAGGGCGCTGAGACTGAACGCCAGCGGAT